TTTTAATTATATTATATTGTTATAAATTAAAAATGCCTTTGTTAATAAATAATAATAATGGTTGTAAAAAATGGATTCCAAAAAATAATCATAATTTACATATGAAAGGAATAAAGAAAACTAAAAATTATATTAAAAATTTGATTAATAAACAAGTAAAATTAACTAATTATAAAAACTGTTATTACTATTCAACTAAATTTTATAAAATAAATAACACTACAGATTTGGAACATCAAAAAATTAAGAATAGTAAAAATGATCTTTTAAATAAACTTAAAAAAATTTATGGAAATAATTTTAACATATTTATTACTATTAGTAGAAATTCAAATACAAGATCTTTTCAATATACTACTACTATTAGTAAAGAAGTATATCCTTCTTATCCTTATTCATAATTTCCTTTTATTATAACTTTTGAAATTTATAATGCACATATTTACGTCTAACTAAATATGGAAATTGACTTTGATAATCTAAATAATTAAAAAAAATAAATAATAAACCTACTAAACAAAATCTATAAAAATAAGTTTTTTGTTTTTGATTATTTAATTTCATCAATTCATTTTCCTTATTTAATTGTATAGTCTTTAATTCTAAATTTAAACATTTATCATTTAAATCTTTAAATTTATTTTTAAGTTTTAAATTAATTTTTGATTCAATTAATTTAATTTTAATATTAAAATTTTCGTCAATATTTTCTGTATATTCTAATTTTTTAAAAATTTTTTTTTGATTTTTATCTAAAGTATTTAGTATATTTAAATGATTAGCAATTAGTTCATTTTTATCTATTAAATTAAATATTTTAGATATATTTATTGAAAACCTTGTACTATTTTGATTATATTTTACAAATGGACAATTATATATTAAATTATCACCATAATTATATTTAATTTTTAAATTTTCATTTGAAATAATCTCTTGAAAAGTATCGTTATTTAATTCTTCGAAAGATTCTAAATATTCTAATAATGTAGTTTTATCATTAGTACTAATTTTAAATATAAAATTATTATCGCTAATAACTATTTGTAAACATTCAAGTATATAACTAGTTATATCAATACTATTAATATATATTGTAATTTCATCTTTTAATAAATTTATTAAAGACTCCATTTTTAAAATTTCTATAAAATTAAGAGAATGATAATCTAAAATCATTTTTTTTACAAAAAAATATAATTATTAACGTTAATTATTATAAAAAAATATTTAAAAAAAATTGATTATATATATTTAATGTAAACAAAATATAACAGAATATGTTAAAATATTTATATATAAAAATTCTAGAATTATTATATATTTTTTTAGGACAAGATTATTATGAAAAATTAGTTTTAGAAAAAATAAATTTTGTATATTATGAAATAAACAATAATGAATTAATTAAAAAAATTAATGTAATTGATACGTTAGAGAAAAATGACTTTATCTATAATAATATTAAACAAAAATATAATATAATAAGTGTTGATCATGATTATAGACAATTATGTATAAAAATATATATTATTGGAAATATTTTAAGAAATAATCAAAAATTAATTTTAAAAAAAGACTTTATTAATGCATTATACTGTATTTTTAAATATGCTAGTTTAAATAATATTACATTTTATGACTCATATAATAATAATGAAACAATAAAAAGAAAATTTAATTCAATCATATTTAATTACAATGAAAATTATGATTTAATTTATATTAATGATTTTATGGATAATAATAATTTACATTTAAAACATGTACCAAATAAAGATAGAATTAGTTATGGTATTAAATGGTGCAATAATTCTAAAAAATTTATTTTTAATTATCAATAATTAAAACTATTTAAATAATAAATGTTATATTTAATAAATAATGAAGGTTCTATCATTTGATATCGGAATTAAAAATTTAAGTTATTGTATTTTAGATGAAACTTATAAAATATATGACTGGAATATTGTAAATTTATGTGAAGATTTAGATATAAAAAAAGATAAATATACTATTTTTGAAAATATTCCAAAAAAATTAGATCTATATAATTTACTTGATGTTGATGTTGTATTATTAGAAAATCAACCATGTTTAAAAAATCCAACAATGAAAACTATACAAATTATTATTTATACTTATTTTGTAATAAATGGATTACATAAAGAAGAATCATCAATTTCAAAAATTCTATTTATTAGTGCAAAAAATAAATTATCTTTTTATGATGGACCAAAAGTTGAATGTAAGTTAAAATCTAAATATTCACAAACAAAATATTTAGGAAAAGAATATACAAAATATTATTTAAAAGATAATCAAGAAAAATTAGATTTTTTTAATAGTCATAAGAAAAAAGATGATTTAAGTGATTCTTATTTACAAGGTATGAGTTATTTTGAATGTGAATTAAAAAAAAAGGCAAAAAAAACAAAAAAAAGTAAAGTAAAAACTATTGAGGAAGTTGACAAAGAAACTATTATAAATAATGATATCGAAGTTATTGATTGTGAAACAGATTAATAATTATTTTATAATTTATGTATTTATAAAAAAAAATGAAATTTTAATTGTTTAAAATACTCTTAATTAGTTATTTTTGAATATGCCAAATTACTGTAATAATACTTTAGTTTTAGTTGGATCAAATGAACTACTTAATAAATTTTGGATAGAAAATAGATTAATAAATAAAGAAGAACAAGAATATTTAAGTTTTAATAAAAGTGTTCCAATACCTGAAGATTGCAATGATTATTATCATTGCAACATAGATAATTGGGGCACAAAATGGGATGTATGTGAATGTACTTTAAATGAAATAGATTCTATACATGATAATTTAGATAAAGAAATTACTAGTATAACATATTATTTTGATACTGCTTGGGGACCACCATTAGTATGGCTAGAAAAAGTAGCAAGTATATATAGAGATATTAATTTTACAATTGAATATAGTGAACCCGGTATGAATTTTTGGGGTAAAAAACAGTATGAGAATGGAAAATTATTTAATAATGATGAATGTTCCTTATCAGATTACAATTGGTCAAAAATTGATATGCAAATTTTAAATAGTATTATTGAAAAATATATTAATGAATTAAAAGATGAAAATATAGAAGAAAAAGCTGAAGAAATATATGAAGAATATATAAATGAACATGAATATTTAGAAAATATAAGTGGACACATTGAAGATTTATTACATCTTTTGAAATTTAAAACGCCCACTTAATTTAAAAAAAAATAAATTTAATTTTATTTATAAAATGTATTATAATGAATAATCTTCCAATAATATCAAAATTTATTGCTGGTAATAATTTACAATCAGCAATAAATATTTCAAAAAAATTACAATATAAAAATGTAAAAACAATATTTGATTTTAGTGTTGAATCAAATAAAAATATAAATAGAAATATTGATGAAATATTTAATCAAATTCATAATGTTGATAATAGTTTTATTGCATTAAAACTTAGTGGTTTGGGTATTGAAAATGATGTAAATTGTTATAATTTAATTGATCAATTTTTTAAAGAAAATATTAATAAAAAAAATCCTAATCAATTTTTAATTGATGCTGAATATTTTAGTATACAAGATAAAATTTACAATATTTCTGATTATGCATTAAATAGTTATAATACTAAAGATAAAAAGTACTTTTACAAAACATTACAAATGTATCGAAATGATGTTTCTAATATATTAAATAATGATATAGAAAATTTAATGAAAGAAGAAAAATACGCATTAAAATTAGTAAGAGGTGCTTATTTAAATAGTGATAAAAAATATAATATAATTAATTCAACAAAAGAATTAACTGATATTCAATATAATAATGCACTAAAAATATTTTTTGAAAAAATAGAAGAATATCCAAATAATGAATTAATAGTAGCAACTCATAATAAAAAAAGTTATGAACTAACTAAAAAATTAATTAACAATAAAAATAAAGATAAAATATTTTTTGCTACTTTATATGGTATGGCTGATAATATTTGTTATGATAATACACTAAATTATAATAAATTAAAATATGTACCATATGGTCCATTTTTTGAAACATTGCCATATTTAACACGTAGATTAATTGAAAATATAAGTATATTAAATTATATGTTTTAAATATTTTATAAATTATTCACTTATTTTAATATGTGATTCTTTAATAAGTTTTCCATATTTATTTTGCATTGGTATAACAATATATTGTTTATTATCAATAATCAATGGATCATTTCCATCATCATCAATATCAACTAAATATGCTTTAATATAATAAGATTCTTCTGAATTTTGATTAGTTTTACCATCAATTACTATACAATTATCAAGTGTTGATAATTTATATTCAAAAGGTCCAATATTATCTTTTAGTATATCATAGAGTTCATTAAACCTTTCTTTGTACCATTCAAAAACTAAATCAATATTAGAATCATTTACTTTAATATTTTTATCCTCGTGTCTTAAATATACATTAAATATAAATCTAAATTTATAGTCATATATATATACATCGTTATCAAAATCAGGAGAAGACATTTTTCTTTTTATTTTTAAGTTATTATAAAAAAAAATAAGAAATATTCATTTTTTTTAATAATATAATAATAATTATTATATATTATTAACGTTATAAATTAAATTATTAAAGATCTAATGTAATTCCACCTCCTTTATTTTTATTTTTATTAGATTTTTTTTTATTACCGCTACTAATTTCTTTTACAATATCATCAATATTTGAATCTAATTTAGGTGGACTTAATGGACCCATTGGTTGTGATACAGGTTTGTTATTACCAAATGGATTATTCATTGGAGGCATTTGTGGCATGGGTGGCATTTGTGGTTGATTTGAGAATTTTTTATTTATATTTTGATTAATTCCTTCTTTCATCATATTTCCAATAAAATCATCTCCCATAGCAGGTCCCATTGATTGAGCTGCTGCCTGACTAATATTCTTCATAATATCTGGATTTTGTTTTAATATGTCATTTAATGATGGCGAATTAGATTTAAATAATGATTGTGTTAAATGGAACATAAATGCACTTCCACAAACCATCATCATTAATTTTAATTCAGGTGATACCTTGACAGATTCGTTATATTTGTCATGTAATTCTTCAAAAACTTCATCATAATCAGTAATTGATTCCATTACATTTTCACTCCATCCCTTAAGGCGAATATCAAATGGATCAAATTTACCATTTAAAAATTCAACACCACTAACAATAGCCATTAAAATCTTTCTAGAAAATTTAATAGATTTTTCTACATCTCTTTGACGTTTTAATTTTGTAAATTCATAATTAAGATCTTCTAAATTAGAAGCCATAGTATATTTTCTTGATGGCTTAAATCCAGATTTTTCTAATCTATCTAATTTAAATAGTAATTCTTGTTTTTCAGATTGAATTTCTTCATATGTTTTTTCTCTAACACTATATTCATCTTCATCATCTTCATCATCTTCATCAGCATTAGAAGATAATGTTCTAATATCATCATTTGGATTATATGAACTATTTTCATTATCTTCATCTTGATCTTCATTATCTTCTTCATCATTATCAAAATTTATATTTTCTGAAATATTTTGAAATGGTTTATCAAAATCAATTACATTTTCTTTTTGTTCAGTGTCAGATCTTACACTAAGTGTTTCAAAATTATCATTTAATGATAATGATGCTGTGTCATCATCATTAGAATTATTTTTTTCATCATTATATTCTTCATCTTCACTATCAGAATATTTATCACTATTTTTTAAAGGATTTGTTAATAATCCAAATGAATCTAAAGGTGTTTTTTTACTAGGAGATTTATTTATTAACTTTGGCTTAACTTTATTATTAGAACTTTTAATAGGAGTATCAGCAATACCATTTTTAATTATATTTTTAAAATGTTTAATTTCATTATTGTTAATTTTTTCAATTGTTTTTACTTCTTCATCTGAGGAATGATCATCATAATCACTCTTTAAAAAAATATTATTTGACATATTATATTAATCTAGATGTAGAACTTATTTAAATATTTTTTACGCAAATCTTATTTTTTATAGTTTTCAATAATAAATAATGCTTTTTTATAATCTTCATCAGTTATTTCTAATTTGGAAGATTTATTATCTTTTTCCTTAGTCAAAATATAAGAAACACTTTTATCATTTAATAAAAATTTTGATAATATTAAAATTATTAATACAAACATAATACTATATAATATATGACGTGTTGCTATAAAACAAAAAGAAAAAATTATGAAAATTCTAATAAATTTATTTTTAGCAATTTTATCCAATGATGATGGAAATTCTGTAGCAAAATATCGTCCACAAATATTCATAGTTAACATTGATATTCCACTTAATAATCTACTATTATTGATTTGCAATATAATTTGATCCATATTATTTATAACATTGATTTTATTTTATTCTCTAAATTATTAAATTTTTCTTTTAATTGATCATATTTATTACTATTTTCTTCAATTATTATATTTTTTTCTTCTTCATATTCTTCATTTGTTAATCTATTTTCAGTAAAGGATTCTTTATAATTATGATTAATTGAATCTTTTAAATTTAAAAATCCATTTTTAAGATAATTACTAATATTTTCTTTAATATTACTATTTTGAATTTTATTACTGTTTAAAATCAAAAATATTATTAAAAATAATAAAATAATATGATATTTATTATTATTTTGATATCCTAGATATATAATTAATATAATTATAAATAATTTATATTTTTCTAATTGATCTATTAATTTTTTATCATTTGATATAAATAATAATAATACTAATAATATTACAATATACAGTACATAATACATATTTACTATACTTTTTATTAGATAAATTTAACATAAATTAAATTAATAATTTAAAATATAATTATTTATTATTTTCTAAATAATAAGTAATTAGAATATGTCAAAAATAGCATATTGTTCTATCCAAGAAGCTTGGGGAATAGATTATGATGAATTACATAATCCTAATACAAATATTTCTAATGAACAAAATATAAATAATAATAATAATAAAGATGATGAAATTAAAGAATTAGAAGAAAAAATAAAACAATTAGAATTACAATATGAAACATTATTAAAAAAAAGAAATTTTGATCAAATAAAATCTAAACAAGAACAAATTTTACAAAAAAATAATAATTATTTAGAACATTTTGCACCATTTGATCAAACAAATAATAATCAAAATAAATCAAATATATTTGATTTAATGTTTTTAGTATTAATTGGTATATTTATTATTTATGTATTAGACAATATATTTACAATAAAAAAAATAAAAAAATAATTATATATTAAATTTATGAATAATATTTGGTTTATAATCTTCAATTGATTTGTATTTTAAATCTAATTGATCTAAAATACTTGGTTTTTTAATATCTTCTTTTCTTTCAAACCCTGTAAAATTATCTTCTTTATTATTTTCTTGATAAGTAAGTAAATTATTTTTAGGATAATTCCAACTAATAAAAATTACATAAGGATGTATGTATCTACAATTAAATCCTCGTTCCTTAACATTTTTTAATATATGCATAACACATTCTGTTAAGTTATATATTGGATATCCTGGTATATATTCAGGACATTGATATATACAAAAAACTTCATCTTTATCAGATGCTGATTTAATTCTTTTAAATGTATTCTCTAATAATTTATTATATATATGTAGTCTTTTTATACGGCGTTCATTTTGTTTTTTTTGAACATCATTAACATTTAATATATAACTTTTGTTATTATCATAATTTCCATAATAATCATAATTATTTAAATTCATTATATTATATTTAAAGAAATATAATTAAATTATAGATAATAATCGTAGTTATGAAAAAATTAAAAAAAAATTTAGTAGTTGGAGGAGGAGGTATCAAAGGATTATCTTTCTTAGGTGCATTAGATATTTTATTTAAATTTTATTCTTTTGAAAATTTTGAAAGTTTTTCTGGAGTATCTATTGGATCATTTATTATTGTAATGTTAAATATAGATTATAGTATTGAAGATTTAAAAAATTTTTTTATTAATAATGAATTATATAATTTTACAGATTATAAATTATCAAATTTAGTTGATAATTATGGATTAGATAAAGGAACTAAAATTACAAATTTAGTAAAAGCATTTTTTAAAACAAAAAATATTGATTATAATATTACTTTTAAAGAATTATTTAATTTAACAAAAAAAAATATATATATATGTGGCTCTAATATTTCTAAAGATACTGTTGAATATTTTTCTCATTTTACTAATCCTAATATGTCTGTTTTACATGCATTAAGAATAAGTGTTTCTGTTCCAATAATATTTTCACCTATACAATATAATAATGACTATTTTATTGATGGAGTTTTTTTTGAACATTATCCAATAAAACCATTTAAAAATGAATTAACTAATACTGTATCTATTTTATTAGAGGTAAATTTATATTCAGAAATAACTAGTTTTGAAACATATTTAAAAAAAATTATATCATCAATGACAAATTATATGGCTTTTAATCAAGTTAAATATTATAATAATAAAGATTTATATAATATTAAAAATGTTGAAGATAACCCATTAAATTTTAATTTAAATAATGAAGAAAAATTGAAATTATATAATATTGGTGCTTATAGTATTAAAAATATTATTTGTAATAATATTTTTAAAAAAATTATAAAAAAGATTTATTTTAAAAAATTAGCAAATATTTAGATCATTCCTTGATAACCAACTTGTGCACTATTACCATCATTTGGTCCCATTGCTAAAGTACCCTTTGCACTAATCCAATTTCTAAGAGCTGTTGCACTTCTTTCACCATCATATCCTTCACCATTTCCTCCACTCATACCATTTTCAAAATACATAATTGTTGGAAATCCTTGAACACCATGAGCTGAAGCAGCTTCAGAATTTTGGTCACAATCTACTTTTTTTACACTTACATTTCCAACACTGCTTCCTAATGAATCCCATTCAGGCATCATTTTTTTACAATGTCCACACCAAGGAGCATAAAATAATACAGCTTCTGGGGAGGAACTATCCATTGATCCAGTCATATTTTCCATAAGACCTTCTTCTTCCATCATTCCATGATGATGATGACCAAGATGATGATGACCAAGATGATGACCATGATGATGATCCATCATGCCTTGACCACCATGACTACTATCACCACTATTTTGTCTTTGTTCCATAGTTTCTATATTAAAGTTTCCTTTAAGATTACCTAAATGTCCATGAACACCAAAACCAGCACTTAAAGCATTATTAACATTTTTGGGTGTAAATATTGCAACAACAATAATTAATAATAATAGTGCAAATAATACTTTTTGCGCAGTAGGCCATTTACTCATATTTTTAAGCATTTTATATATTATAATAATATATTTTTTAATTATAATTTTTATTTAATTTATAAAATACTAAAGAATCTACAAAATATGATAAATTATAATATGTTATAAATAATGTTAAAAATAAACCTTTTAACATAAAATTATCTTGCTTTCTAAATAAATCATAAAATCTTAGTAATAAAAATCCTATAAATAATAAAATAGTAAAATTAATTAAATAATGATTATAATGATTATATAATAAATAAATTACAATACTAATTAAAACACTATATATCAATCCTAATATTATATCATTAAAATAAAAATATAAATTTGTAATCAAATTACTTATAAAAAAATAAATTACATATTTATAAAAATAATCATCTTTAATATTTTTTTCTATTATTTCTTCACGTTGACTATTTAATATTTTTATTATTACTATTAATAAAAATAGTATAATAAATGATTCCTTACTATCTTTTTTAAACATAATTTTTGATGCATAATATGTTAACGGTACTATTTCTATATATAAAAGTAAACTAATTAATAATATATATATTATTTTATGCATATTATACTATTTATTTTTATAAAAAATTTGAATATTTTTTAATTTAATTAATAAATTATTCTAAAATCTATTAACAATACATTTTTTTTAAAATGTTTGACAATCTGTTTTCGTTAAAGACATCAATTGTAGATAAACTCAAAACAGGAAATGTTTTAATTGATATGATTATTGCAACTTTTGTAATGGTTCTAATCAATAAAGTACAGTATTATTTAAATTATGATAACATTGTTGATATTATTAATATTAAAAATTTTTCATTGCGTAAGAAATACAGTTTAAATTACGAATATCAAAAGGCAACTAATGCCTATTCAGTGAATAATTTTAGCATAATCTATTTGTCAATTATGAATTATATTTCAAATAATACAAAAATTGAAGTAAATTCATTAACACATATTAATAGTGGTAGATTTGAAAGTAGTGAGAACGATAAGAGAACTAAGATTAATGATCTATTTTATTCATTAGATGAAAGGAATTTTGAAATTATGATTAGTAAAGATATCTATTGTACGATTACAAAAAGTGAAGATGAAGTTAAAAGTGAATTAACAAGTTACAAAATTATTAAAAATAATATTGAAATATATTCCTATAAATATAATACTGATTATTTGAAGGATTTTATTAAAAAAGAATGTTATGAACCTTTTTTAATTAACTTTAATAATGATTTTAAAGGTAAACAATTTTTATTCAAATATATTAATTATGATACTGAATGGGAGCGATTTAATATTCATAAAAGAGAACTACTTAATACTCGAAATTTTGATAGTATTTTCTTTGAACAAAAAGAAAAACTAATTGAACAACTTGATTTTTTCTTAAATAATAAAGAATGGTATCTTAAAAAAGGAATTCCATATAAACTTGGGATTATTCTTTATGGATATCCAGGATGTGGAAAAACTTCTATCATTAAAGCTATTTTAAATTATACTAAAAGACATGGTCTTTTCATTAATTTAAATAATTTTGAGAAAGAAAATGAATTTCAAAGAATTTTTTCTGAAAAAGAAATCATGAATCATCATGTTCCTCATAATCAACGTGTTTATATTTTTGAAGAAATGGATACTTGTAAGATTACTAAGAAACGTAATGAAGATTTTGAAGAAATTCCTGAGAAAATTGATGGAATTGAAACAAAACTTGTTGAAGCATTTATGAAAAAAAATGGTAGTGATACAAGTATTAAATCTTCTAATGAAATGACACTTGGAACACTTCTAAATCTTTTTGATGGTATTGATTCAAGTGAAGGTACTATTGTTATTGCAACAACAAATCATATTAATAAAATTGATCCAGCATTAATTCGTCCTGGACGTATGGATATACATATTGAACTTCAAAAGTGTTCTAGACTAATTACATTACAATTACTTGAACATTTTTATGAAATTGATTATGTTACTTTACATAAAAAATATTCATCAAAAATTATTGAATATCAATATAGTCCAGCAGAAATTAATCAAATATGTTTTAAAAATCGTACAAGTATTGATGACTGTATTAATGAATTATACAATTAATCAAAATATTTATAAAAAAAATGATTTTTTATTTAATATTTTTACATTAATAATTATAATAATATAATATGACTACTAACAAAGAATTGATTAGTGAAAATATAATGAGTATATTAGATGAAAATAATAATAAAATTTCATTAAAATCTATACAAAAATATATTGAAAAATCACATTATATGCTTGATTATTCATCAGAAGAAGGTATTAAAAGTGAACTTATTATACTTACTAATATTTCTGAAACAATAGAAAATATAGTTAGTAATATTAAAAAAGGTGATATTGTTAATATTAATTTTAATAATAATAATATTTATATTGAAACAAATATTGAATATCGTGATACAAAAATAATTTATCAATGTTATTTTAGTCAAAATGAATTAGAATTGCTAAAACAAAATTTATTGTATTATTCAAAATATAATAATTATTATTTTAATGATAAAGATTATGATTATGATTTTACTAAAAATATTTGTTTTTATACATATAAATTAGAAACAAACGGGTATCAACAAAATTACTGCAATCAACTAATAAATGACATATTAAATATTAATGATAAAAATGATCAAAATAAACTATTAGCTAGAATTAAATCTTTAATTAATAGTATGTATAATTGTATATTAAGTTTTACTGAAAATTATATTTTAATTAAAATTAAAAATACTTGTTTAAATAGTGATTCTTATACATATAAAGAATTTTATCAATATAAAGTTATGCTTGATAAACTATATCTTAAAGAAATACAAGATGAAATTAATAGTTTTATTATTAATCTTGATGAAGAATATGTAATTGATATAAAACAATATTTTAAGTATGTTTAATATATTTTTTAAAGCCATTTAAAGGCATATTATTAATCCAATCGTTTATAACATTAAATAAATCTATTTCTAAAATATTTAAATTTTTTAATATTTTCTCTATATTTTTATTTTCTAATTTATCAAGATTTATTAAAAACTTTTTGAAATTTTTTATGAGTATAAATTCTTGTAAACTATATTTTGAATCAATATTCATTAAGTATATTAATTCATTATTTTGGATAAATGCATAATAATTATTATTTGTATTACTTAAGTCTACAAATAATAATGTTTTAAAATTTTTGAAATTATCTAAAAATGAAAATTTTTTGTATAAATTTTCCCCTGTATTATCTATATATCTTTCCATTAATTTCATTATATATATTATTATAATAATCGTATTTTTTAAATATTATTATTTTTAACTGAATTAATAAAATATTTAATATTTTGTTCTTTAGTCATTAAATGATCTGGTACATGTATATTACTTATACTCTCACTATTTGTTTTTTCATTATAAAGTAATTTTATTTCATTTATAAAATCTTTATAATTAATAGTTAATAAAAATATAATACCTAAAGCAAATGTAAGTATGTTATCATGACTATCTAAAACTATTGGATTTTTTCTAAATGGATATGATATATAAACAATATAAATACCTAAGAATACATAAAATATTAATTCAGTAATTACATGAAAAGCACTATCTTTAATAATACTTAATTTTATTAATAATAAAAATATGATTAATATTATTTTTAATGCTATTAAAAGATTTTGTATTAATTTTTTCATTATATAATTAATTAGATTATATTCCTAATTCTTCATCTTTAATATTTTTCATAAATGTTTTATTTTTGTCAATTTCAGACTGAATTTTTGAAATTTTTAAAATCTTATTTTTATACATATCTTTAATTTTACAATCTACATCATAAATTTCTTTGATTATTTTTTTTTGCTGATTTTTTGGTACAGCCTTAAAAATTTCCATTTGACAATTTAAATAACTTACATAAACGTTATTTAAATAATTTGTCTTTATTTCATTAAAAACATTATCATCATTGCAAAAAATTAAATTTTCTTGTACTTTCTTTAATTCTGCTTGTGTTATTAAACATTTTTCTAATGATTTTACTAATTCTTCTAATATTTCTTGATGTTTCATTACTTTTGAATAAGATGATAAAAATGTAATGATTGAACTTAAAACTAATGTTGCTCCATAAGTATTATATTTATATAATTCTTTAGATGCTTCAATTAATGTTAATATTGATGAAAAAAATAATAATAATAAAATTATAGATGTATTATTTCTTTTAATTTCAGATAATTTGTGTTCTAATAAACGCTGTTGATCATAAAATTTTATTAGTTTTTCTTGAATATGTGTTCTTAACCCTGATTTTTTTTGTAATAAAGATATATTTTTATTATTTAATTCTTCTAAATTATGATCAATATGTAAATATTTTTTATCTTCATTATTAAAATCTATATCATACAATGAATCATTATCATTTATATCTAATCCTTCAGAATTAGGATCATCACTTTTTTGTTCAGGTTCTCCTTTATCATCTTTTGCTTCTTCATCATTTTTAGTTTCTTCATTATTTTCACTACTCATTTTATTTTTTTAAATTATCTTTATCTATTAATAAATTTAAATATTTTAAATACTTTTTTCTTTTTTGATTTAACTTTTTTTCTATAAGTGTAACATCATAATTATTTAAGTGTAATGTGTTATAATTAATAATTTTATTGTTATATTTTAATAATTGATCTCTTTTATCTAGTAAGATTTTTAAACTATAATTTACAATATTACATTTTTCAATATCAATTACATCTTTTTTTTTTAAAAATATTAAATAATTATTAAAATTATTAATTTTTTTATTTATAATTTTTTCATATAATAATGTAGGATAATTATAATATAATATTAATGAATTATAATATATTTGTTCTTGATTCATTAATATTATATATATTTTTAAATTAATTTAGTTTTTTTTATTTTTTTCTTTTTTAATTCTTTCTATTCTTTCTAATTTTTTTCTTTTTTCTTTTTTTTGAAAATTAATACATTTTATCCATTCAATATGACTCATTCCTGTTCTTTCTAAGAATTTTTCTAACTTAGTTTTATATGTTTTTAAATCCTGTTTATTTTCTAGTTCCATTTTAATTAATTCATCAAACAATTTTTGAACATCACTTGTCATATTTTTATTTTTAGAAATTTCATTTATTATTTCACTTCTTTTTATACTTCTTTGAATTTTTTTTTGTGTATTTTCATTTGTTTTACTATTATTTTCTTTTTTATTTGCACCACCTTTTAAAATTGCACCAAATGATCCTTTTTGAGTAGTATAACCTGCTTTTATTAAATTATTATTTTTTTTTGCACTATTAGATGCTTTTTTAGAAACTATTTTTCCAAATTTATTATATTTTAAATCGCTACGTTTAAGTCCTCCACTTGTTTTTTCTGCTGTTCCATGCATTACTTTTGCCCTAGAACCAATTTTTTCCATAATATATAATTAATTTAGATTAAAATAAAATCTAAATTAATTATATAAATGGCTAAAGTAAATAGCGTAATGAAAACTCCTCTTTGTCAACCAGCTCAAATGTATCTTATTTTTGTAATTGTAACTGTTGTTTTAATGATAGTATCTTTTCTTATGGGAAGTGATAAAATGAATAAAAAAGTTGAAAAACGTGTTGTATTTATGATGCTTATTATAGCTGTATTACTCCAATTAATTTACGGATTTTTCGTAACTGGTGTATTAGACTACTTATGCAAATCTGGACGCAGTGAATGGTCTTGGTTTATTATTATTTCCATGGTTATTATTGTACTTCTCATTAGTATGACTGGAATGAAACTTGAAAATCTTATGTAAAAATTTTAATTAAAATATTTTTATAAAAATATTAATTATATTTTTATAAAAAATATAAGGATTACCCTGTAAGAGTTGTTATTGTAGGAACAGGTGTATCTTTATATAAACTCATATTGTAAAGTTCATTTAACTTTCCATCATCCATTAAAAAAAATCCTAACGCTAATCCTGCTAATACAATATTTAATAATATATCATCTGAATTACCAGTTAATACTGTAATTATTTTTGTAATTGCATAAAACCATAAAACAATAAATACAGAGACTAATATTTTATATAAATTACTTTTTTGAAATTTATCAGTAATTAGTTTCATTATATATATTTAATTATATAAAAATTTGAAAAAAAAATACTTAAAATAATTTCAATTAACAAAAATTAGAAATCATGTCATCAGAAGAAGATGTTCGCGCTGCAGATGCAAGCTTTAGTGATCAGTTAATTGGTAATTATGAACCAGAATTAACTGATGACGATGAAATTAATCAAGCTATACAAGCTAGTATAAAAACAGCAAATGATGAATTTTTAAGAAATAATAAACAAGAAAAATATAAAAATCAAATTGAACACTTGACTAAAATAGATGAAGAAAGAATTCTTCTTGAAAATTATAGAATACAAAAACTGAAAGAACAAAGAATTGAAGAACGTGAACTTGAAATGCGTAATATAATTGCTTTTCTCTCAAGACTTAGATTAAAAGATTTACTAGTAGTATTGAATATTTTTATTCAAGATGGTAAGAAAATAGATTTTGAATACTATAATGAGTTTAAAAAAGAATTAAAGCCAAGTGAGTTTGAAAAGATTGAATATATTTTCAATGATCCACCTCATGATGAGGAAGACTATGATAGCGAATATACCTATGATAGTGATTATAAAAAAAAATAAAATTATAATAATTTATTTTCTAACTATTATTTAGTTTGTATGTTTAAATCATACAATATATTTAATTATCATAAATTAGATCAAAGAAATAATTTAAAGAAAAAAAGTAATAAAAATATTATTTTATTACCTGATTATAATACTTTTTTAATTAATAATAGTATAAAAACAAAAAAAAATCATCATTTAAGTAGGGTTTTAAATGATGATTTGAAAAAAGAAAAAATTATAAAAAAAATAATAAATGACTTAATAGATAACATTATTGTGAATGATATAATAAATGATGTTTCTGATAATTTATTAGATAGTGTATGTATTAAAAATGAAGTTGAAATTATTCTTAATGATTTAATTAGTGATATAGAAAAAGATCATGAATATATTAATTATATGAATTCAATTAATGAAGATGATTTTGATAATTGTAATAATACTGGAATTCCACTAAAAAGTTTTTTAAGTGTTGGTTATTACTTATTTCATAATAATGAATAATAAAATACTTCATATAATTATTATTTAAATAATTTGTAACCTGATTGCTAAAATACCAAATTCTTGTTCATTTTCTTTTGAATAATATTTGTAATAAACATTTTCACCTTCTTTAATAGTATCAATTGCAGGTAAACAATTTTCTAATCCTTCTTTTGACAAGTAATCATTAAAAGTTTTATATTTTCTAATACTTTTAATTTTAGTTTTTACACTACGTAAATTTCCAAAATCATTATTTATCCAAACTACAATATCATTCTTTTTAAATTTTGAAAATTCACCTTTATTCAATCTTCCTTCTACACTTTTTAAACCTAATTTTATTAAAGTAAACCAAGGTTCTCCAACATTTTTTGTATATGATTTTGATTTATTCTTGTTTTTATTATTACTTGCCATTTTTAATTACTATAAATATTTACAATATTATATTAAAATCAATTTTTTTTATAAAAAATTTTTTATTAAAAATATTTTTATAAAAATTATTAAGATTTACACCATAAAAACCCATTCATTACACTATTATTTTCCAAAGCTTTATTTAAGGACAAATTAGAACATTTCATTGCAAGTATAACTTCTCTTTTACTATTAAATGTATTTACAATTTCTTTTGTTTTAGGGTCAATTTGTTTAATCTTAATCGCATTTGATGCAACATATTTTTCAGGTAATGTATTATGTTTTAAATATTCTTCCTTCATTGTTTCACTACATAATTCATAAAACTGCCAGTAATGACCACTTGACAATGATTGTTGTTGAATTGCACGTGTAAATGAATGTGCTTTCATTTTCCGCGCTTTCGTTGCTTCTTTTTGATTTGGATATACTGCTAAAATCTTATCTTTATCTAAATTTAACATTGCAACATAATTAACATAGGGGTCTTTATATTTCTTAAATACAGTATCAGGAATCTTTTCAGGTAATGTTTCATCTCTTTTACAATAATACCATCTATAATCTTTATAAATAGTATTGTTTTGATAAGCACATTTTAATGCAGATGGTGATATACCTAAATTAACCAATTTTCGCTCAACATCTATTGGACTATCATATTTCTCAACTGGTTTTACTAAATCATCGGGTAAATATTGATAAACATAAGGGACATTGCTATTTGTTTTAACTATTTTTTTGGTAAATTGTGATATCTTATTAATTTCTTGTTGTAATATTTTTTCATTCTCAATTGGGTCAACCTTATTATCATATTTCTCTAATAATCTTATTTTCTCTAATTCTTGTTCGTTAATCATTTGTTGAATTTTTAATTTTTCAATCATAATTTCTTCTTCTTTTCTTCTTTCTTGTGAAGCTATAATATTTAATTCTTCTGCTTTAATTTTTTTTTCAGTATTTTCTAAATCTTTTATTAATTCTTTTTTTTTATTTGTTAAATATTCAAAATCAGGTTTTGAAACCCAATAAGATTCATTAGAATTTTCATTTAAATCGCTATTTTGTTTTAATTCCTTATTACAATTTTTATTTTGTAATTCTAATTCTTTATTTTTTTCTTTTTGTAATTCTAATTCTATTTTTAAAGTTTCAAGATATTCATCTTTAAATTTTTTACTTTTTTCTTTTATAAAAGCTAGAATTTGATTAATTTGATTATCATTTACTTTATAGATTTCTTTTGATATATTTTTATTTTTATTTTCAAGTTTAAAAGAAAACTGTTTCATAAAACTATGATTATGAATGTAATTTTCTAATTTAATATAATTATTATTTTCAATAATATCAATTAATCTTACTTTAATATCATTATAACTAATTTCTAAATATTTCATTCTTTGTATTATATCTTGTGATGAACCAATTTTAATTAAATAATTATCTTTTTCTTCTAAATCACGAATTTTACAAATATAAACACAATTTTTATTATTAAATGTTTGTAATAACTTATTATGTAGTTTTATTTCATAATTTAATTTAATTAAATTTTTATCAATCTCATTTTCACTATCTAATTTATAAGAACCATTATTTCTTATTTCCATAATAATATTTATAATCCATTCTTTAAATTTTTTACTATTATCTTTTGAACTTGATAATAATAATTTATATAAACCTTCTTCTGTTAAATATAATGAATTTTGTATTCCACCATTTGTATTACATTTTAATATTTGTTTTTCTTTATTATTAAAATTTTTAATACTATTACTAATATTTTTAATTCCTAAAATATCTGCAATATGTTTTGCATTAAAATAATCTTTATTATCTATTATTTTGATATCTATTTTACTTTCTTTATTTGCTAAACCGAATGTTTGTAAGAGTTCCATTTTATGATTACCTTTTATTAAGGGTATAATAATATGAATTAATATTTCTTTAAGTATTTTTATAATCAATTTTTTTAATGTAAAGGATTAAAATGATATTTATCAAAAATTTTATTACAAAACTCTTCAAGATAATCGTGTGGGTCATCAGTATTTTTAATAGTTTTCTTCATAGTTTCTCTTTTACCATTAATTCTTCTATCATATTCAATAACTAATTTATCTTTTGTTCTTTTAGAAGGATTAACAGAAATATATTGAGGAAGTTTTTTTTTAGGTTGTATGGTTTCTTTCAAGTCTAATTGTTGAAGTAAAGTATTAATTTCATTTAATTTATCAATAATAGAGACTTTTGTTGATTTAGATGAAGAAACGCATTTTTTTTGAAGATTTGGATGACCTTCAATTCTAAAAAACTCTCTTACATATGTATTAGTACTATTTTTATTAATAGTTTCTGTACAATAATAAACGTATTTTGGTAAATCAGATTGAGTAATTCCTTCTGGTAATCCTTGTGCGGTTTTTTGTCTTTGTTTCTTGTCCATATTAAAATTTTGTAATGAAGCATTAGCATAACGAAGGTTATTTAAACGATTATCTAATTTATCACGATTAATGTGGTCAATAGAAGTTGAACCTTTACCTTGACCGAAAAGATTCATTAAATATTGGTGTAAATAAATTTGTAATCCATTAAAATTAGATGCAATATAACCATTTTTACATAAAAACCAAGAAGAATTAGTTTCTTTAACTTTATCAATACTTTCAAGTGATAATTTAGTGTAAATATTTTCTTTAATTTCCATTAAAATAAATTGTTCAGTGGTTTCAGTATCTAATACTAAATAATAAGGATTAATATCAGTTAAACCACTATTACAACCTTTTGTTTGAGTAATTCCATCATAAGATTCAATAATAACTATATTTAAGTTGTTTTCATTAATATAATTATTAATTTCAATGTTTGTATCAATTGCCGCCATTTTGGACTTTATGCTTTTATTACTATATTATTTCTTTAAGTATTTTTATATAGTAATAAAATTTTCATTTTTTAAAAAAGATATAATAAATATTGTATAAAATATTTAGTTAGAGTATGCAAGGCCACCCATACCACTCATGATTCTAAGTACATTGTAGTTAGTTGCATATACGCGGATCTTGGAGCCAAGACCAGCTTTAGGGGTAAGTTGGAGTTGGAGGGTTGCGTTGTCAATACGGGACATGTTGCAAGTACCAGAAGGTTGGTGTTCTTCAGGTTTAAGTGCGAAGGAGTATACATTAATACCAGTGGAAGGTACGTTAGTGTGGTGTTGGAAAGGTTGTACAAGGTTGAAGTAAGAGCCAAGGCGTTCTTGGAAACGATCGTGGCCGTTAAGTTGGAGTTTAGCACGTACAACAGGGTTACGTCCAGCATTTACAGGACCGAAACCAGCATGATCAGAACCATCAGCAGCGGTGGTAAGAGCAGCGAAGTCAGTAGGTGCTAAGGATTGAGCGTTAGGTCCAGGACCAGCAGGCATAGCACTTCCAAGAGGACGTACTTGTCCAGCAGTTTGCCAAGGGAATACAGGTCCAGTGGATGCATTTCCATTGGAAGCTTGTCCAGTAACGGATTTGAGGTAATCAAGGTATTCTTGGTCAAATCCACCAACATCACCAACACCAACGAATGGGAATGGGTTGGTACCAGATTCAACATTGGTCATTACACTTTGTAATTGAGAAGGAGAACCATCAGTCATACCAGCATCAGCATCAAAGTCATCAGTGTAGTTAGACCATTGGTTGTAACCAAGTTTGACAACATCATCACGCTGAACAACCCAGATAAGTTCTTTACAAGGGTGGTTGAAATTGAGTTTTACCTTCACATTTGTGTTGACAGTGCTCTCATCGCCGGTGAATTGTAATTGTTCTATTAAATATTCATGAGAAGTTTGTGCAAAACGTCTGCGTTCATCAGTATCAAGGTAAATGTAATCAATGTAGAGAGAAGCATTTTCAAGAGAAGGTACGCAGAAAGCATCAAGTTGTCCAGTGCTAGAGATACCGCAGTTTCCTTGGAGAGGAGTGTTGGTAACATAGCATTCGTTCTTAGGACGGAAATCAAGGTTAATCTTTACTTCGTGGTATTGGAGAGCAATAAGAGGAAGAGAAAGACCAACATTACGGCAGAACCAGAATTGAAGAGGTACGTAAAGGGTGGTTGCTTCAGTGGAGGTAAGACCAACACCGGTAAGTGCTACAGTGTTACCAACCATGTTATCATAACCAGCCTTAAGACCAGCTTGTTGGGTGAGTTCATTCCAGATGTTGAGCCAGTCACCGTATTGTTTATCAATGCGTTGACCACCAATTTCTACTTCTACATTCTTGATAAGAGCATGACCGATGTAGTTTACCCAACGGAAGAAAGCACTAGAGGTAGTTGCTTCAACAGAAGGAAGAGTTGCTTGTAAGTAGATGCGGTGGATGAGATCACCATTACGACTTACTGTGCAAGTTACTTTCTTGCCGAAATCAGCAGTACCATTAAAGGTTTGTTCAATTGCTTCCATAGAGAAGTTAGTATATCTGCGATATACAACTTTGAAGAAAGTGATTTGAGGGTTACCAGTTAAATAAATATCTTGTGCACCATAAGCTACTAATTGCATTAGACCGCCTCCCATGTTTTATATATTAGTAAGACAGAAAATATTTTTTGTTAAACCGCATTTAATTATATTTTAATTAAATTTAATTAAATAATTTTAACGTTTTTAATTATTACTATTTTTTTTACTATTTATTAATTTTATTTCGATAATTTTAAATTTTTATAAATTACATAATAACTTAATCCTAATAGTCCTAATATTAGATAATTATTAAAATCATTATTATTATTACCTGATGATGAAGATGCTGTTACAATACTAATCATTAAATTAATATTATAAATTATTTTAAAGATTTTTATTTAGATATATTATTTATATTTAAATTATATTTTATAAAATTTTTAATATAATCTTCTAATAAAATTTCCTGTCTTTGATTTTCATCATTTATATTTTTTGTAAACTCAAATTTATTATTTTCTAATTTTTTTACAGTCCATCCTGATAATATACTATTATATACAAATATCATTTTTTGGATCTCTTTTTGCATTAATGAATTATCCATATTTGTATATTTATCTTTTTTTAAATAATTTTTAACTTAAAACTAATATTTTATTTAAAGGATTTTAGACATATATACTTATATATGAATAAATCATCTTATGGGGATAAAAGAATCACCCTAGATGCTAAACATAATGAAATCTTAAATAAAATAAAAGAAGAACAAATAAATTTACCTTCTCTTAAAGATGAACTTAAAAATCTTTTAGATCAATATAATTCTTTAAAACAAATTCCTAAAAAAGAATTAAGTATTGAACAATTTAATTCTAAATATCAACTTAAAAAAGATATTATTGAATTAAAAGAAAAAATTAAAACAATTAAAAATAATGACTCTTTAAATGAATATTACCTAAAAGTTGGTGACTTACTTTATCAATATTATGACAATATTGATAATATTGCAAATGAAGATAAGCCTAATGAAGAAAACAACTCTTTTATGAAATCTAAATCTAATCAACCTGTTAAAAAAAAAAGTAATGTACTAGACTTTTTTAATACTCCTAATGAAACAGATTCTAATCAAAATAATGAAAAAAATAATACTGATGAAAATAATGATGATACTATTAAAGAAATGAATTATACAAATACTAAAATTAGTGATTTTGTTACTACTACTTCAAATTTTAAAAGAACACATATACTTAATGATTACCTTAAAAAAGTTGATGATGAATATAATTGTGATATTATTATGGACAATAATGTCTTTAAATGTCCCGACTGTGATAATCAAGAAATGGTACTCCTTGCATCTGAAGGTATACAAATTTGTAAAAAATGTGGTCTTCAACAATCTGTCCTAATAGAATCTGACAAGCCTTCCTTTAAGGATCCTCCACCAGAAATATGTTATTTTTCATATAAGAGAATAAATCACCTCAACGAATATAAAAATCACAATAAAACATTGTTTAAATTATTGTTTCAATTAAAAAATAATTTTTTACTTGTGAAATGTGTTGTTTTCAACTAAAGTAAAAAATTTAATAATTTAAAAAAATTGAAAATATTTTATGTTCATAATAAATTTGAATATATTTGGTTAGAAAGAAAGTAATAAAGAAACAGAAAAATGAGTCACGGAGATATTTACAAAGCAACTTGTAAAGTAACTGGTAAAATTTATATTGGTCAAGCAAATAAATTTCAAGGTAAGTTATCTGATAAATGGGGTTTTGAAAAAAGATGGAAGTCACATGTTTATGAAGCATTACATTCAAAAAGTGATCATTGTAGTTTACTAAATAATGCTATTAGAAAATATGGTCCTGAAAATTTTAATATTGAAAGAATTGATGAAGCAGGTGATCAAGATGAATTAGATGAGTTAGAAACTAAATATATTGAAGAATATAATAGTTTAGTTCCAAATGGATATAATTTAGATACTGGTGGTAAAAAAGGATATAAAGTTACTAATCAAACTAAAAATAAACAATCAAAAGTAAGACTTGGTATGAGAAAAAATAAAGCATCACGTAAATATCCTGAAGATAATGACTTACCAAAATATATTATAGCAGTAAGAAGAAATGGTATTAAAAAAGGTTTTAAAATATTAAATTTTCCAATTGGTGTTGATAAACCGGAATATATTAATAAATACTTTAATTTTACAGATTTTATTAATGAAAATCAGTGTTTAGAAGCTGCAATTAATAATTTAAATGATTTAAAAATAAAGTATAATTTTGTTTCTAAAAATTCAGTTGAAAATGAAGATGAGGTTAAACCAGTACCACAAAAAAAGAATGAAAAGAAAAAACATGAATTACCTCCATATATTTTTCCAATGCATTCTAAAGATAATAGAAGATTATTACTTGGATATTATGTTGAAGGACCAGATTATCCTTTTCAAGTATTTACAGGAAAAACAAATAGATGGAACTTAAATGCTGCTAAAAAGTATATTTTATTAATGGATATTAAAAAATGTGATGAAAAATTTGAAATACCACCTTTACCTGATGATTTACCAAAAACACGATTAAGAAAAAATAATTATGATAATAAATTACCAAAATATATATTTTCTGTGAAAGATAGAAAAGATAAAAGTATTATTACTGGTTTTACAGTCTTAATTAATGAAATTAAAAAAGAAAATGGTAAATCATTTAGTAAAACTTTTATTCATCCTGAACAAACTTTACAACAAAAATATGATGATTGTATTGAAGAATTAAGAAAACAATTAACAACTCATAATATTACTGACTAATTTTTTTAATTAATAACTTAAAATATTTTTAAAGAATACATTATAAAAATAATAATTTTAACAATATAATAAATTGAATGTTCGTAACAGGAAGCTACCTAATCCTTGCTGTGTGGTGATTAGGATAAATAGTGGAGACACAGTGATTAAATATTATTTAATCCGAAACTTCCTAGTCATTATTTAATATGATTTATTTATAAAATAATTAATTCTTACAGTATTAAATAGTGGCAACATATCCAAATTGCGGGAAACTCCTTAGAGATTTTGCTACCAAGTAATTATTGGAAACATAATTATGGACGAGGTAATACCCCTGTGTATGGTAAAAACGCAAAATATTGGACAATCCGCAGCCAAGTTCCTAAGTTCATATACTTTTATACTTTTTTAAAAAAAAGTATTGCAAAAAATACTTTTAAAAAAAAAAGTATTGTAAAAAGTACTTTTTAGAAAAAAGTATAAAGAGTATAAGAATATGGAAAAGGTTCAGAGACTAGATGGATATGGGTCTTTTTATTAAAAAGGCTTAAGGTATAGTCCGTCCCCTCAGAAATGAGTGCATTATACAAAGACTTCTGTAAGGGTCCCGAATATAATGGTTTAATAATTTTTTATTAAATGGTGTGCAACGGGCTTGCACAATTTCAAGCAAAAGAATCAACAGAAATTCCTCAAGAAGTATATGACGCATTATTATTGGAAATTAAAAAAGAACGTATTACTAACCTTGCAACATTAACTAATGCGAAAATCAGAAAGTATCTTAAAAAACTTAAATATAATAAATACTATGAACATATTCCTCATATTCTTAATAGACTTAATGGACTACCACCTCCTGTATTAACCAAAGAAATGGAAGAAAAAATTAGAACTATGTTTAAACAAATTCAAGCACCTTTTATGAAAGTTTGTCCAAAACATCGTAAAAATTTCTTATCTTACAGTTATGTATTATACAAGTTTGTTGAACTATTAGGACTTGATGAATTAAAATCACGTCTTTCTTTACTAAAATCGCGTCAAAAATTAAGTGAACAAGAAGCAATATGGTCAAAAATATGTAAAGAATTAAACTGGCAATATATTAGAAGTATTTAATTATTATAATTTTTTTTATAAAAATAATTAATTTATTTTTATAGAATAATAATGAAAAATATTATATAATGATGAAATATGAAAAAAAACATCAGAAAGAAAAACAATATTAAGTGGAATTTTCAATTTTCATAACTTAGATTTTTATTTAAATGTCAAATATGCTGTTTTAGAACCAATAAATGAAAATGCCCGATTAAAATGCCGCAAACGAAAAGATGATTTAATTAATAATATTACTAAAGAATTAAAAAATTAATTTTTTACAATATTTTTTTGTATTCTATTTTTTTTATTATTAATTATTAATAATATTTATTAATAATTAATAATAAAAACTTTTCTTAAAATATATTATTATGATTGGAAGAATTTTTAATCATGTTAAAAGAATCATACCCAAAATATCAGATACAGAATTAATTGCATTAAAATCTGGTACAACATCACTAGATAGAAGTATTTTTGAAGGAAAAGTAGAATATCCTAAAGTTGTAGAACTACCAAAAGAAAGATTTGATGTTAAAAAAGTAGATACTTTATTAGAAAAATATGGTAACACTACTGTTTATCCAAATAGTGAAAGTCATAAATTATTTAATTATATAGGAAAAAATAACTTTTTATCTTTCATTATTGATGAAAAATATGGTGGTTATAAAACATCTATTAAAACAATGTCACAAATATTAACAAAAATTACAACTAAGAGTCCATCATTAGGTGTATCTGTAATGGTTCCTAATTCTTTAGGTCCTGGTGAGTTAATTAGTCATTATGGAACAGAAGAACAAAAAAATAAATATTTACCTGGATTAGCAAATGGTGATTATATACCATGTTTTGGATTAACTGGTCCATATAATGGTTCAGATGCTGCTGGTCCAATTGATCAAGGAATAGTAAAATTAAATAATGAAGGAAAACGTGTTATTGAAGTTTCAATTAATAAAAGATATATTACATTAGCACCAATTGCAAATTGTATTGGATTAGCATTTAAATTAAAAGATCCACAGGGTTTATTAAATAGTGGAGATGAAGGAATTACAGTTGCTTTAATAGAAGGTGATCATAAAGGATTGATTAAAGAAACACATCATAATCCATTAAATGCAGGTTTTCCAAATGGTACTTTAAAAGGAACATTTGAAATAGAATTAGATCAAGTAATTGGAGGAGAATCTAACTGTGGACATGGATGGAAAATGTTAATGGAGTGTTTAGCAGCAGGTCGTGGAATATGTTTACCTGCAACAGCAAATGCTGCAAGTAAAGTTTCTACATTTGGTGTATATCATTATGCAAATCATAGAAGACAATTTAATATACCACTTTTAAAAATGGAAGGTGTACAAAATAAATTTGCAATTATGCTTTATAATACATGGTTAATACAATGTAGTATTGAATTAACAAATAATATTTTAGATAGTGGTGAAAAACCTGCTGTATTATCAGCAATTATGAAACAACAAACAACTGATAGAGCACGTGATGTTATTAATAATGGAATGGACATACATGCTGGAAGTGCAATATGTCTTGGTCATAATAATTTTATGGAAAAGTTTTATAGAAGTTCTCCAATTGGTATTACTGTTGAAGGAAGCAATACATTAACACGTAATTTAATTATTTTTGGACAAGGTTTAAATAAAAGTCATCCATATATTTATCCAGTATTTGAAAGTATAATGAATGATGATATTAAAAGTTTTGAAAAAAACTTTAAAAATATAGTTAAACATTCATTAAGTCTTTATGTTAAATCATTTTTACCAAATAATAATGTATTAGAAAAACAAACTATTATATTTGCATCATTAGCAAATTTTGTAGCATTAAATGGTGGTGCAATTAAAAAAGATCAATCATTATCAGCAGATTGTGCTGATTTATTATCAAACTTATACTTAGCACATTCTGTAGTATGGTATCATAAAAATTATAATGTAAGTCAATATTTAACTGACTATTGTATAAATAAATTAACACAAGAAAACCAAATATTAATTAATAATATTGTGGATAATAGTGGATTAATGAAACCTTTTTTAATTCACACTAAGAAAAAAATACAATCAACAGATTATAATAATAATCGTAAATTGATGGAAGAATTAAGTAATAATAATAAGATTATGGAAACAATTAAGGAAGATATTTATTTAAAAGATACTGTATTAGAGGATTTAGAAAATTTAAATGAATATAGTATTGATTCAAAAGAATATAAAGAATTACTTCATAAAGTAATTCAAGTAGATGAATTTTTAAATAAATAAAATATTTAAAAAAATTTTAATTAATGTCAGTAATGGAGCACATTTTATTTAATAATATACAAAAATTTCTTAATGACAATGATTTTTTAAGATGTTTATCTTGTTTATGTAAAAATAGCTACTTAAAAAATCGTACTAAACAAATTTCTAAAAAAAGATCAAATAAAAAGTTAAATAATATATTACAATATTTCAAAATTGTATTATTAAATGATAATTTAGAATATAAGATTAATAGTGATTTTAATAATAAAAATGGGAGAACTATTCTTTATAATTCTTTAGTTTACGAATTTTTAAGAGGTACATTTATTAATTTAAAATATAATAAAAAGATTATTTTTAGAACTAAATATGTTACATCTGAAAATTTTATGAAAATTAGTAGAAAACCTATTAAAAAAGATTTTAATAGTAGACAAATTTTAAGTTATGATTGTATTGGTAATTTTGACACTATTTATCGTATGAAAAAACGTTTTGTAAAAATACTAAAAAAAGATTATAGTAACGTTAAAGCTTTAATTTATTGAAAATATGAAAAAAAATATTTAAGGTAATAATCATAAAAAAAAATTGTTTAATATGGAAGACATTTTGACTATTGTAAGTCCTTATTTAAATAACAAGGATTTTTTAAATTCCTTATCGTTAACTACTAAAAATTATATGTTTGAAAAAAGAAGAAATAATATATTAAGAAGGAATTCTGCAAATAAGCTTTGTGAAATTTGGGAAGAAACAAAAGATTGTTTTATTGATTTAACTACAAAAGAATTATTAGACGATATAAAATATGATATGAATAAAATTGAATTATTGAAATCATTAAGTAGTGATTTATTAAGTAGTACAACGTTAAGAACTAAATATACTTTTGTTCCAAGAACAAAAATAAGATATGTAAAATCAAGAAATTTAATGATGATTGATGGGAAACCAACAATTAATGATTTTAATTATCCACAAATTAATAAGATTACTTTTTCAAAGTTAGATCCTGTTTATCGTATGAAGCCTTTTCAAAAGATTTTATTAAAAAGGCATTATCCAAACGTAAAGGCTCTTATATATTAAAAAATGAAAAAAAATTTAATAAATTAAATATTATAAAAAAAATGGAGGATATTTTGTTTAGTTATATTCAAGAGCATTTAGAAGATAATGATTTTATGGATTCATTATGTTTAGTAAGTAAAAATTCATATATAGCTAAAAGACGTAATTTAATATTGAAAAAGAAATCAGCAATTATTTTAAGTGACCTAATTGAATTCCATAAGTGGAATATTGTTGATGATGATTTTACGGAATTATTATCTAGTTATGAATCATTAGATGGATTTAAATCATTAATAAATATTTTATTAAAAAATACATTTTTAAATCCTGAAACAAAGAAATGTGAAGATTTTAAAAAATATTATTGGTCAGGTTATGGGTTTTTCATTGAAGGTAAACCTACTAAATTTAGTTTTTTTAAACCAAGTTGTATAAATGTTAAATATAGCAAAATTAATCCTATTTATAGAATGTATAATTGTGATATCAATAAATTAAGAAATGAGTATAGAAATGCTCAAGCTTTAATTTATTAATTAATTTTTATTATAAATTTTTATAATAAAAATTTTTATAAAAACACCTCATATGGGGCTCGAACCCATGACCACAGGCTTAAAAGGCCTGCGCTCTACCGACTGAGCTAACGAGGTATAAAGCTCCTACTGGGATTTGAACCCAGGTTGCAGGATTCAAAGTCCTGAGTGATGCCGCTACACTATAAGAGCATAATATATCTTATTATTATTTCTTTA